TGCTCTACCGACTGAGCTATCGAGCCTTGACATGTAAGGATTTTTCTTTTTACCCGCTTTGAAATTTTGCAATTGTACACGTGTCCTGTGTTTTTTAAATGAGGGCGCGTTCTTTTGATTTAGGGCGCGCAGGACGGGACAACATGAATCATTATACACACAGACTTACGCACTGTCAACTGTATTTTCTATAGTATACTTTTATTTACACGATTTGTGTTTTGGCCGCGCTTTTTCTTTTAGTGCTTTTTCTTTTAGTGCTTTTTAGTGCTTTTTTAGCGATATTTTATAGCGCATATGCGAAATGTATGCTATAATGTAAGTTAGCAATAATCGTTAAAATGCCAAAGGAGTTTTCATAATGGCAGATTCGGCCCTTTCTGTTAAAACTTTTGACAAAGACACAACGGCATTACGACTTACGGAACTTATGTTAGATGACGAGTTTACCGAAATGCCCATGTCTTATCGTGCCCAGCGCGTGGGGTGCGATGTTGCAAAATTGAATAAATATATGGCTGATCCTGCTTTTTTAAACTGGGCTTCGCGGCGTTTACAGGAACTCTATAAATCAAAATTACCCGATCTTTTGCAGACCATATTTGCACAGGCACTGGAAGGGAAAGGCCGTCAACAAAAAATGCTTTTGGATTTTATGGGTGTAACAACGGAAAGGCAAGAAAATAAAGCCCCGAACATCGTGATTGTTAATAATATACCGAATCCTGATGAAACAGACGCTAAAGCAAAAAACACACCAATAGATATAACGCCATCTAACGATAACGCTACCGAGACAGAAAAAGGCGGTGTAGACCATGCCTGACGCTCTGCCCTACACAGAACGTTTTTGCCCTCAATGCGGCAAGGTTTATAAAGAAGGTTCTGATATATGGTGGGGGTATTGTGCGTCGTGTGGGTATTTAGAACAGTTTTATACGCCACTGGAAGCACAGGCTGCCTTCCACGCTTCCCCAGTCAAATACCGTTTATACGCAGGCGGATTCGGTTCTGGAAAAACGCTTTGCGGCTGTCAAGAAGTCATTGCGCTTGCTTTGCGTTACCCGAATAATTTCATTTTGGTTGGTGCCCAGACGTATACCAACTTACGGGATACCACGTTGCGTACCTTTTTAGAAGTGGTGCCGGAACCTGTTCTAAAGGGCGGGAAAATTGATAAAGCCTTTAACCGTTCGGAGAACACGCTCCACTTCCAGAACGGCACAACGGTCATTTTTCGCTCGATGGATGAGCCGAATAAGTACAAAAGTTTGAACTTAGGAGCGTTTTATATAGATGAACTTTCAGAAGTATCAGAAGAAGTTTGGCTGATGCTGGAATCCCGTTTAAGAAGAAATAACGTACCGCGCCGAACAGGTTTTGCAACGACGAACCCGGAAGGCGGCAGTTGGGTTTACAGTAAATTCGTTCAAGACAACGAAAATAAAACGAATTACGCCTATTTTCAAGCTCCGACTACGGAGAATGTTTACCTCCCAGAAGATTATGTACAAGGGCTTTTGGACAGTTATTCCGAAGAATGGGTTCGACGTTATATATATGCGGACTGGTCAGCGTTTGAAGGGCAGATTTACCCTGAATTTACGCCCAGTTATCCTTATGTTATTCCACACGTAGAACCACCGAAAACACATCCGATTTATGTAGGAATTGATTCGGGTTTGCATAACCCGACGGCAGCGTTGTGGGGAAGTGTAAATCCGCATAACGGCGATGTTTACATCTTTCAAGAATACTACAAAAAAGGTCAACTCGTAGAAGAACATGCCAATCAAATTAAGTTCATGAGTAAAAATTACGCTATTTTTACTTATTTCATTGACCCTGAAACGCAAAAAAGAAATGTAGTCACAGGTAAATCGGTGCGCGGCGCATATATCGAACACGGCTTACCTGTCGTGCTCGCAAACAATGACGTAATGGCCGGGATTCAGCGTGTATCCGCCCAGATGAAAAAACACCCTGACGGTACGCCGAAATTAGTTATCAGTGAACGCTGTACACATCTTATCGAAGAATTAACGCAGTATCACTGGGAAAAGAACAAAAGCCCGGATAAGAATGAACCGGAAAAACCGCATCCGTATAAGGATCACTCTTGTTTAGTTGCGGGTACAATGATTAAAACAAAAAACGGAGAAAAACCTATTGAAAATATAAAAATTGGAGAAAAAGTTTTAACACGTAAAGGGTATCGACGTGTTATAGATCAAGCTATAACAAGTAATAACGCAGAAACTTTTACAGTGACGCTTAGTAATGGGGTTAAATTAACAGGCACAGGTAATCACCCAATATGGGTACGCGGAAAAGGTTGGACGCCCATAGTGGAATTACAAAGGGGAGATTCATTATTAAGTCACAAACAATTGTTTACAAAGGAATCACATTCAGGCGTTATCCTGAGTCGGAGAACTGGGCAGAAAGAAACTACTTCGTACCGTCAGGTTCAGACAAAAAACGCGGAATTGGGCGGCTCCATCAAGAAATATGGAAAGATCATCATGGAGAAATTCCGAAAGGGTTTCACGTCCACCATAAAGACGAAAACCCACTTAACAACGACATTGAAAATCTTGAACTTAAACAGGGAAGAAAACATTTGTCCGAACATGCGTCTCAACCAAAACGAATACAACAAGCACAAAAATCCATTAAAAAAGCCCAAAAAGCGGCTATTAAGTGGCATAAATCTGAAAAAGGGAAACAATGGCACGTACAACATGGAAAACAAACATGGAAAAATCGTGAGCCTATATCAAAAATATGCCAAAATTGCCATGAACCCTTTGAAACTCTTTCACGCCATGGAAATGAAAAATTTTGTTCCAATAAATGTAAATCATCATGGCGGAGAAAATCAGGCGTTGACGACGAACAACGAACCTGTTCTGAATGCGGAAAAACCTTTACCGTCAATAAATATGCTACAAAGAAAACCTGTTCCCGAAAATGCGCCAATCGTATTATCAGTCGTAAAAAACAAGAACGTGATGCCCGTTTACAACTTAACCGTTGAGGGTTGTCATGAATATTTTGCGAACGGCATTCTTACACATAATTGTGATGCTCTTCGCTATATGCTTATGGGATTGCCGAAAACTCATAATCAAGCACCCACAGCCACAGACTATCGTCCACCACCGTTAACTGAGTTTGGAGGTGAAGACGTTGACCGTGAAGAAGTTTTTTCAGGTCTTGTTTGATACAACAGAGATTAAAAAGTTGAAATGGGAAGCACAATATTGGCGGCATGAAGCGGAACATTGGCGCCATGAAACAAAACATTGGCGTTCAAAGTATGAAAATGCCAAAAAGTATATTGATGAAATGCATGAAGAAATTCATTCATACGAGTAAAACCTTGTGACAACGCCGTATGTACAAGTCGTATGTACAAAAGGAGTCATCCGAATGGCACAATTGAACGATAATTTAACACAACAATTATTGCAGGCACAACAAATAGACGAAACCGGCCCACCTGCAACAGGCGCAGAAGGGATGACGGAAGAAGCAGTTGCGCAACAACAACAACAAGCAATGGAACAACAAGCAATGCAACAGCAACAAGCTGCCGTTGAAGAAGAATTAGCGCGAAAAGAACAATCTTTGCAACAAGTAGCGGCATTGGAAGAGCAACAAATTCCGTTATCCCCAGAAGAAGAACAGAAAATTGTCGCGAAAGTATGGGAAGATTACCGTTATGCCCGTATGGCTAAAGAAGATCAACACGCCAAATGGAAAAAATATGAAGATTATTATAAAAACGATCAGTGGAAAGGCAAAAAAGTCGACCCCAAACGGATTAAACCGACGATTAACTATGCGTTTTCCACCGTGGAATCGTTAATGCCGTATTTAACGGCGAATCAACCTGATCCGATTGTATTGCCGACCCATCCTGATGATGAGGACACGGCAGCCGATTTAACAAAAATCGTCAAAATCATCCTCCAGAAAAACGGAATGGATGAAGCGTTGCAACTAGCCGAACGGGCACGGTTAAAGTTTGGGACTTCCATATGGAAAGTGTTCTTCGACCCGACAAAATATAACGGTTTAGGGGATATCGCCTTTGAAGTTGTCGATCCGATGGATTTTTATATCGACCCAAATTGTGTGCGTGATTTACAAACCGCCGATTATTGCATGACTGTAACACGTCGTTCTGTAAGTTATTTACAGAATCGGTACCCCGATAAAGCCAATGAAATTCAAGCGGATCAAGATGCAAATAGTATGTTTGAATATGGTGATCCTGATGCACAGAATGACGTGCGCGCGACGCAGGCCACGGTTATTGAGTACTGGACAAAACGACCAGAGGACGGTTTAGTGCGCATTGTAGTCGCAGGGCACACACTTCTTCGTTTCCAGCCGAATTTTTATCAACATGGTCGGTATCCATTCACGGTTTGCCGTGATTACCCTTTACAGAAAAGTTTTTGGGGAATGGGTGAAATTGAGCAGTTAGAATCCCTGCAAGACATTTTAAATAAATTGCTTCAAATTGTTGTTGAAAATGTAGCTTTGGCAAACGGTCAATTGTTGGTTGATAAAAATTTATCCGGCATTAAAAACATTAAAGCTGTTTCTGATCAGTTATGGAAACCCGGATTGACTATCCCGGTGGATGATGTGAATTCGATCAAAAAACTGGATGGTGTTGTTGCTCCGGCATGGGTAATTAACCTGATTGAAATGATTCAAAGCGCGATAGAGCTTGTAACAGGCGTTTCTCCTGTGTATATGGGCAATGCACCGGGATCTGTGACCGCGGCCAGTGGGATTCTCGCTTTACAGGAACAAGCTACTGCACGTGTGCGATTAAAATTGCAAGAACAAGGCCGTTTAATTGAACGTTTAACAAAGTTTATCATTGATTACGCGGTGGAATTCTACACGGAAGATCGTTATTTTCGTTATTTAGATAAAAACCGTGAACCGCAATGGATTCAATTTAACGGACAAGACCTGCAACAACAAAATAGTTTTGGAGAAGATTTCACGCCGGAATTTGATGTGACGGTGAATGTCGGTTATGACACGCCGATGTCACGGGCTTACATTGAACAACAAGCCCAACAGTTGTTCCAGATGGGCATTATTGACGGTCTGGAAGTCATGAAAACGATGAATTTCCCGCTGAAAGAGGAAATTATCGCGCGTCTGCAACAAAAACAACAAGTCATGGGACAATTGGGCGCGTTGCCGCAAGGAGTTGAATCCCCTGCCCTGCAAGGCCAGCTTGCCCAGTTGACAGGGCTTGAAAACGGGAATCCGACGATGCCCGATGGCATGAATATCAATAATACGAACTCCCAGCAAGACGCTTCCGAACAGCAACAACAAATGAGTCCTGAAACTGAGGGTCAATTAAATCAGAATATGTAAGGAGGTTGAAGGTGGTGACTGTAAACCGCACAAACGGAACACCTGTTATCATTAAACCGTTGGATCGAGAATCTTTGCCGACTTTTCGACCCCCAAGATTTATTCCCACAAACCCGGGGTCTGTAACTATTGCAGGACATTCTTTACAAGAACAGCGAACTGAAGCTGATGCCACTGAAGGGACGGTTACTTTCACTGAAGCTGTACAAGCTATTGAAATTTTTAATACTGATCCGAATAATGACGGTGTTTTTACTGTAAATGGTATCGCTATTAACGTACCAAAAGGTGTTTCTTTTCAATCTGTTATTGGGGGTTCTCCGGCAAAGACTGTCACAATTGAAGGTGCTACGTCATTTATTTTATCCCGCTATGCGTAAAGGAGGTTTAATTATGGGCTATAACCCAACAGTTACTATTCCTCAAAATTCTGTTCTTTCGACTCAAATTGTGGATAAATCAGGAAATCCAATTTCAAGCATAAATAGATTTCCTGTTGAGTCTCGTCCAGTAAATGGAAATGGGGAAAGTTTATTTATACAGTCAAATCCCGGAGCAGTATCAGACAGTGCTTTGTACGAGAAAATCGACGCACTAAACGAAAAAATTGATGGAATCATCAACGGGACGACTCCGGCGGCTACTGAACTAAAGGGGAGTAATGTTGAGGAACTAAGGGTATTTGATAATGTGAGGATTACGGACAATGCTTATCATTATAAAGATATAAATCTCGAAAAGTACAAAAAGATTACCATTCTTGCCAAAAACGATCATGACCAAGCATTAACATTTGATATGCGGAAGTACGAATATTTTCGTGTGTGGAACGGCACGGCATGGTCGCCAACAAGTGATTTTAGAGTCACTATAGAAAACAACGGACAATGGTATGTTGTGTCGACACAACCTGAAATAGAAAAGTTGGCGAACAGCGGTTTGAAAACGGCTAGATTTGTTTTAAATGCGGCAACGGCACCTACTACAGGCGCAGTGACATTACTTGTTTGGGGGGTTCCCAATGCCTAATGAAACTCAAGATGCGGTAAATTGGGCTTTACAACAAACATGGACGGGGCCATTTGGGAATGTCTACCCTGTAACAACAGATACCCACATGCAATTAGTGATACATGTGCGGCAGTATTTTAATAAACATGATGTGGTTTACCATACATTCGCTTACCCTGATTTAGTACCTTATTTCCCCGAAAACAGATAAGACAGTTACTAAACTAACGGGTGGCGAATCCGTAGTAAAACTACTTAACATAATGGGCGTTATGTTGAAGAAAAGCATTTTCTTTACGAGTAAAGGATTTTATTGACATAGCGCATATGTGATATTATAATGAATGTGAACAAGTGTTTTATTTCACGATCAAGGCTTATAACGTTTCACCTTACAGACCAAGGCCTATCGGGTACAGTCTCCCAGAACGTTTATAGGTACAATCGTAGGAGGAATTGAAGTGAATCCAGAAGAACAAGTGGAAAGCGCAAGCGTACAGACTGAAGAAGTCCAAGGCGTTTCGCAGGATGTCGGCGAAGTGTCACAAGATACTAATTCACAACAGTCTATTGATTATGAAAAGGCGTATAAGAATCTTGAAAAGGATTATACGCGAAAATCTCAGAAATTGAAGGAACTGGAAGATTGGGGAAAGTTTGCTGAACGCACGGGCTTAACAGCCGAACAGGCTTTGCAGGCTGTAGATCAGTATGACAATCCAGAATATGGACAATTCCCTCCCCAACAACAGCTGGGAATGCAACAACAACCACAACCGGGAATACCGGATCAATGGTATTCTCAACAAGCAGACCCGAATCAATATGCACAACAACCAAATTGGGGGCAACCGGGCGTGTATAATCCACCGACGCAAACTGATCCTCGTGTTTCCCAGCTCGAACAGGAGTTGACGCAATTAAAACGTGGACAACAAATTGCGCAATTACGGCAAAAGTTTCCGCAATTCGACGAGTACTATTCTGAAGTTGTCAATTTAGCCGATCAACAAGGGTTGGACTTAGAAACAGCTTTTGGACGAGTTGCCGTCGATCACTGGGATGACTTTGTGGGAAAAACGAAAGAACAAGTTGTTCAAAACATTCGCCAAAAAGGCGATAAACAGTTAGAAAGTACGCAAACAACACAAGGGGCAGATGATGCCATTTCCCAGCTTTCACAAGAAGAAATTGAGGCTGCGAAAGCAATGGGCATTTCTCCGCAGGATTATGCACAGGCGAAGCAAAGCATGTCGATTGATTAAGCACATATGTTATATGTATTTTACAGAGGTGAGACGTTATGGCTTTAAAGACTTCTACTGCCGGGTGGAATAAGTTACTTGAACCCGGATTGCGGAAGATTTTCTTTGAAACGTGGAAAGAACATCCCGCACAATTTTCAAAAGTATTCAACGTGGATAAATCCAATAAACATGCAGAACATGATATTAGTTTAACAGGATTCGGGCCGTGGGAAAAACGGACGAGTGAAAATTCGGAAGTCCCCTACGATGATCCGATGGAAGGTTTCGCTGTCGATTACTTGCACGATGAATTTCTGAAAGGTTTCAAAGTTACGCGTGCGATGGTTGATGACGAAATGTACAACCAGATTAACAAGTTGCCGAGAAATCTTGCTCGTGCAGGACGCGCAAAAGTGGAAACAGATGCAGCTTCTGTTTTGAACAACGGATTCGCTAATAGCGGATATGATGGAGAAGCATTGTTTTCTAACGAACATCCTCTCAAACGAGCAGGTAGTTCTACAGGCGATAACCTGATTGAAGTTACTGATCCTTCGACATCTGATGATTTGCTCAATGAGGATACTGTGAATGAAGCGATCCTCAAAGCACGTAAAACGACAGATGATGCAGGTTTGAAAATTGTTGTCAGCCCGAAATATATCGTCGTGCCGCCGGAACTGGAAGCACAAGCAACTCGTGTCGTGCAATCGGCGCAACGTCCGGGAACCGATTGGAATGACATCAATACAGTACGAGGAAAATTGCAGATTATCGTCATGGATTATCTGACTGATCCGCAGGCTTACTTCCTTGTTGATCCCAGCGTTCATCAGTTGAATTTCTTCTGGAGGGTTAAACCTGAGTTTAAGACTGAAGAAGATTTCGACACGTTGGAAGCGAAGTATCGCGGATACATGCGTTATTCCGTTGGGTACTCTGATTGGCGCGGTGTTGTCGGGGTTCACGCGATTTCAAGCGGGGCTTAATTTAATGTAGGGGGTATTCCCTGTATGAATTGGTTTAAGGAGGAATTTCGATGGCTTTTCCAACAGAAGAAGGGCTTGTCCGTCAGTATACAGTTAGTTTTGCACCTGATGATGAAACAGAGTCACAGACGGTTTATTTCACGGCGGACGGTTCGGATTCCTCCTTAGATTATTCTTCGGAACTAACAGATCAAGGTGTCGCGATTTTTGTGCAAAATCCGAGTACAGAAATAGCTCTTACAGTTAATTTATGGACGACGATGCGTTTTTACGGAAAATCCTATGACGTTTTATTGGGCACTTTTTCCGTAAACGCGGCTTCTGGTGACACACCCAGTGAGCTGGCGTTCGGTACAGGATATAAAATGACGCGAAAATCGTTTCGCGTCGAAGTGATTAAAGATGGTACAGTTTCCGAAACTACAAATATTCTACTTGCCATGGTTCCGGCCAATGGTTGATAAGGGGGCGGACATATTTTATGAATTTAAAAGAAATTATAGCGGATGTCCGTTCTTTAATTATTGAGCCTCAGCCGGGATTTCGCAGTGACACGGAACTCAAAAGGTGGATTAACCAAGCTCATCAAGAGCTTGCCATGGATTATCGGCTGGACGCTAAACAAGACCTACTTCTCAGTGAAGGCGTGCCTTTTTATAATCTTCCAGAAGATGTTCTTACGCTTAAAGGGGCATGGACAAAAGACGGTCAGTCAATTTCAGTTATTCCTGTTACATCGGGTGCTGATCTTGTACAAGAAGATGAAGATGAAAAAATTACGATTTTCAGTTTATATGATACTCTAGTTGTTGTGCCAACTCCTGATGAGTCCTTACATCACACAGTTATTACTTTATTTTATGAGCGTAAACCAAAACAACTTATCCGGGATACTGATGAACCTGAAATTCCTGTTCCCTATCATCGTTATATCGTCGCTTATGCAACGATGCGCGCGCTTGAAAAAGATGAAGATTATGAAGCGTCTACAGTTTATCAACAAGAATACTTACAAGGTAAAGCCTTAATTTCCAGTCAACGGGTTCCGATTTCCAAAGATGCTGATCGTATTATGGAACTTGTTAAAGCGAACATTTTGAATGCGGCAGAAGCGGCGGAGTGGCTCAATCTTCCGATGAAAAAGAAAGTTTGGAAGCGTGTTGAAGTCGAAGAAAAAGGTATGGCACTCATGCAAACAGGCGTTATTAGTAAAGCTGATCTCCTCAAA